CCAGATTTTCCGATCAGATCCGGTTTTAAAATTTTGAGCTTTCACTATCACCTTAAGAAGACTAATCCGCCCTATTACTAGGGAGAGTTCACACTCTTATGGATTAGCCACTTCTATTACTCATGCCACCTCCCCTCCGGAGTATAACTTGACTAGCAAGTCAGGGAATTGCCTGGGGACGAGGTCATAAGGGCATAGAAGGTTCCTCTAGTGAAGCTTAAACTTTCTCAGATTATAGACTATAACAATCTGAGGGAGATTAACGCCACTGTTCTGGTCAAGTCTCTTGGAACGATCAGGGTTCAGATCACCCGTGACCAATCTCGGGGGACCTAGTAATAACACTAGGTAGACGAGAGTTCTGTCATTCTATAAGCTCCGACATAGTCGGAAACCTAAAAGATGACAACTTCTCAGCCACCATTGCATTCTCACCAGGACCCTCTCACCTGTAAGAGGCCATAGATCTCACTAGTTCCCAAAGAGAGGAAACTTCATCTGGAAGGGTACCACCCACCAGTAATAGAAGAATTCCTACTCCAAAGAACCCTAGGAGCATGGCCAATCACAATTCCAATCAACCTGTAGCGAAGGCAGATGGGTCTTCTGAAGACCCTCCTCTTGGTTCAACAAGATCTGTAACAGATCCCACTGTCTCAAGAGGTTCAGGACTGCTAGGTAGTCAACCTAAAGCAAATCCTGCTACCAACGCCCCTGAACTAAACTCTAATCATCACCGGACTCATGTCTTCTCTTCGGGAATTCCTTCCCAATCGGAAACATGATGTTCGAGGATGGAGTATGGTTCAGGCGTCTCAGGTGCGTCTCTTGGTAAAGAATCGGCTTCCATAAACTCGACGTTCTGATACTTTTTAAAACAATTATTCCAACGTGATCATTTAAGATACACGTCGGAAATTGGATTAAAAGGACGTTCATCTTCACGATGTCAACGAAGGAACGAATTGTCCGGTAACGATTCCATCGCCGCCTCTAACTTTTCAATATCTTCAATAATCTCCCATAGGAGAGTACGAAGATCTTCAGGAGTATAGAGGCAGAGAGTTGGGATCGTTCTGAGACGCATAGAGTTAATGAGTTGGTTATACTCAATAACCTCCACCATCTCACCTAATACCGAAGTATTATAATAAAAGGGTTTAGAAACTAACTTCTCAAAGTCAGAAGCAACCGGAGATTTCCGGCGCTCTAACCGAGAAATTAGCTCAGAACGGACATTATGAACCTCCTCTATAAAAGTCTCGATACCCTGACGGGTAACGGTTCAATTAGTAGTAAGAGATTTCATAGTGACCCAATCCATAAACTCCTTATTAGAATACGATCAAGTGACTAGATAGACCCGTAGTCGATTGGGCATGGATCATAAGTCTGCTCTATACTTAGAGCGAGACTTATACCCTAGCCCTCTCATACGAAGGTAATCATTAAGGGACTGATTATGTTTTAACATAAATTCAGCCAAAGTATCGGTAGAAAGGCAAGATACGATGCAGTCCCGAATAGGGACCACAAAACATCTTTTTCCGTCTACCCATAACTTCTTGGCAAATTCTAAAACAAGTCCATTATGAGACTTGATAGATTTTGCCATCCCTATTGATACCCCAAGTAACTCGGTCATGATATGGAAATAACAACTCGCAACAAGCGGGTCGAATATAACAATATCATCACCAAGTACTACGTAATCCGAAAATCACTGACGCCATCCCAGCCTTCCAACAACGGCGGCTGCTCACTGGACGATCACATGGTGGACCACAGCTAGCATCACTCAAGAGGAGTACGCCCCCATGGGTTGACCAACCGAATAACGAATGGAATCCAATCCGGTATCATCGCGAGCTCTCTTAGGTAAGAGATAATCACGATTTACCAGAATGGAAGCCCACGCTTTTGACTCGTACTTACCCAACAATGGGGAAAGTACACTCACCTGTAAACCGATCGGTAAACGATCGGTAGCAGATGATAAATCAAAAGAGAAAGCCTTTCCCTTTCGATATCGCTTAGCAACCTCCTCAATTTTCTTCTCTATAACTCCCACTTG